ATGGCGGCCGCTGTATCAACAATTTCAGATGCACCAAATTTGGCACCAGCGGCAAGCACGTTGATATAACGATCCGCCTCCTGCGCCCCAGCCCCGAATTGATTTAGGGAAAGTGCCAGCGTGCGGGTTGCATCCGGCAAAGTGGATCCCGCCGCCTGAGCAAGGGTCAGCGCACTTTTTGTTGCAGCGGTGAGCCCATCTGCGGTTTGGAGCAATTCAGGTTTAGCAGACGCCATTAGCTTCAAGGCTTCAACCGCTTGACTAGCGCTGTACTCGGTGCTGCGCCCCATCTCCTGAGCAGCATCATCTAGGGTTTTTAGCTGAGCACCTGTCACGCCAGTAATCGCTGAAAGATCAGATAATGCCTGCCCATACTCTCTTGTCGTGGTAATAATCGCGCCCAACGACAAACCGGCACCAGCGAAACCCGCCAGCCGACCAGCCACACCCGCGATGGTTTTACCCATCCGCGAATAGGCTTCATCTGTTTTTTTTGCATCCTCCTGTGCGTTACGATTGAATCGTTTAGAAGAATTCTCAGCGTCACCGTACGCACCCATTAGCTGAGATTTAAAGTTGGCTGCGTTGAGATGCAGCCCGACGGCAAGGGAAGCAACGTCAGACATTACATTAATGCTCTCATTACTGCCGCACACGGATCGTTAACATTACTCACTGCATCGGGCGGCGGGGGTTCAGGAGGATCCATGACTTCTTCGTCTGGACGTTTGATGGCGCCAATGCGCATGAAATAAGCAAACCAATGGTAGAGCGCATCTACCGGAAGTGCGGCTATCTTTGAAGGGTCAGGCTCGCCCCAGCGGTCAGCTAACCAGAAAATCAGCTCAACCCAAGGCGAGCTGCTTAGTTTTTTTCCGCGTCCTCAAGTTTCCCTAAGGCATGCTTTTTCACTATGGCAATCGCATCGAGCAAGGCCACGTTATCATGTGCCTGCAAAAGATCAGTTGCCGTAGGCTTATCTTGAGGCTCGATAGGACTGCCGTCAGGTTGTACTAAGCAATCGACGATTAGCTGCACACTAAGTTCTGATGCTTTTCGGGCATCTTCAGCTATCTGGCTGTCGCGCAGTGCTTCTTCATGGTCGATGAGCTCACCTGCAGTCATACGACGAAGAAATACAGTAGTGCCAAAAATCTCAGTGGTAACAATAGTGTTTTTAGGCTTCAGTAGTGCGGATTTCAGAGCAGAGACATCGAAGGTGGTCATGATTGTTCCTAGGTTTCAGATAATAAAAAACGGCCCGAAGGCCGCATAAGAGATTAAGAAATCGCGATAACCGCGTCCGAGCTGGTGACCGGCGCTAATGCCGCAGAGGAAATCACAACGTGATAGGTTCCCGCATCATTCGCCGTGACGGACGCTTTGGTCAGCGTATTCGCGTTGGCACCCGGTACCGCTTTGCCGTCTTTAAACCACTGATAAGACAGCGGCGCCCCGTTGCTTGCCGAGGCGTTAACTGATAAATCCAACGCATCGCCTACCGCCAGTGTTGCGCCAGTAGGTTGAACCGATACGTTGATCACGGCTTTGGGACAACACCCCACTTCAGGTTGTTTTGTTTACCCTGTACGGTGATCTGGATAACCTCACTTGCCGGAGCGGTGATTTCATTCATCTGCCAACCGGATAACGCCAGCAGCATTGTGGCCGTTCGGCGGTTCGGTAGCTCAATATAGAACTGCACCGTTTGACGTGCTTCAGCGGCATTTAAGAAATCAGCAAAATCCTCGTTATCCGGATCGTCAACAAAGCCCAGCGATTTTTCAGGCCCCTCCGGTAAATCAGAAATAAACTGTTTGCTGGTATCAATCAGCGTGGTGCAATCCACAAAACTACCCGTCTGACCCGTTGCCCCCAACGCCTTACAGTTAATCAGCGGTTTTAACGCGGCAACCTCAGCGCCTACCGCGCCCCATTTCACCACGGTACCCGCAGGCAGCATGGCGTATTCTGGCGAAGTTTTTTTATCATCAGCCATCGTTTTCTCTCTTCATTTGGTTGGTATAGCGAGTGCTATTGGTTTTGTTCAATACCGGCGCGTAACTCGACGGCGAGAACGCGAAGAATGCGGGATTTGTTGTAATCCATGGCAGGACGGATAAACGGCGCTGCCACCTGTTTGATGGTGCCGAACTCTTGCGCCAGCGCTTTCATATGGTGCTTTTTGCTGGGGCCTACTCTCAGCGTAATCACCGTAAGGTACTTATCATCATTCATACGGCTGGTACTGCGGATTTTGATGGTATCGCGCATGTGCTCACCGGCGCTGGCGTCGTCGAATCCAGCGTGCGCTTTCATATCTTCCAGTACCGGAGCCAATGCTTCGCGCCCCGCGTTACGCAGTACTTTTACGGCCTTATCCCCCATGGCCAATAATTGCCACTCAAGCTCCTGCAGTCCTTTCACCTCGATAGTGATCATGGGGAAACCTCAACATACGTAATGAAATACTCCCGTAAGAGATCATAGAGTTGCTGGTTACTGGTTTGTGGGGTCGGTGTTTCTCGTAAGTTTCCGCGCTCGACATACTGAACGGGAAAATCGGCAATAAAGCCGTGGCGTATCGCCTGCCACTTTCCCCAAATCAGCCGATCTAACATTTTCAATCTCGTGTAATCATTAAGAATAATGATGCGCATCTGAAAACGCGCACGCACAACCGAAGTCCGCACAAGCCCTGTTTCAAGTGGTGGATCGGACACGCATTGGTAGGTGATCCCCTCCACCACATCTGCTGGCAGTAATAAGGGATAAACCGGCAGACCGGTGAGCGCTTCCAGTTCTGTTTTAATGGCCTGTTCTATCATGACGAATATCCGCCTCCGCCGTAATGATGAGCCGATCGGCATGGGTACGATCGGTTGAGCGCACCGTGAAGAACTGTTGCCCAAAAACAACCTGCCAGTCCTGCGCAACATCACCGCGCGGTCGCAGCGTAAATTGGTAGGTCTGGACAACCTGCTGTTGTTCGGAGGTGCGGATCTTGCGATCGGAAATCGGTTCAACCTTTGCCCATGTCTTTGCCACGTCTACCGGCTCCTCCGGCAGCGGCTCCCCGAGCGGGCCGCGCCGTTGCTCAATCCGTCTCAATGTAATGCGTTTATTCAGCTCGCCAGCCGAGAGAGGCTTCATAATGGTTTAAACCGGTAAGGCTCGAGCAGCGCACGATAGGAGAACGGCACCGGCATTAATTGCTCTGGGCTGACCGCTTCACGGTTGGCATACCAATGTCCCACCATCATCATCAATGCCAGCTTGATATCGGTCGTCAATAGCAGCGCATCGCCCGAAACATCCTGCTCTTTCTCCACCAGCGTGCGGTTTAAGAAGGTTTCAGCAGCAGCCTTCGCCGCCTGTGCATAGAGCGTTAACAGTGCGTCTTCGCTCTTATCATCAATACGGCACTGTTGGCGTAGTTCCTCTAATTCTGGCGTCATAAGCACCTCAAGAAAGGCGGCATAACGCCGCCACGGGATTATTTAGAGGCAGGTGCTGCCGCCAGTTTGAGGAGTTTCACCGCATGGCTGTCCACCATCATCGAGCCCACACGTTTTGTGGTGTAAAAACCGACAAACGGCTTTTTGGTGTACGGATCACGCAACATACGAACACCAATGCGATCCAGAATGGTGAAACAGCGCTTAAAGTTACCAAAGCCAATCGGTGTGGCATCTCCTCCAATATCGGGGAACTGCTCGTTCTCCGCAATGCCATAGCTCAGCAACGAAGACGGCTGGCCCAACTGCAAGCCCGGCTGCCACAGGTAGTTACCCTGTGAATCTTTCAGCGTACGCACAGTAAACAACATGTTGTTATTCATCATAAAGCGTGCGCCGTTGCGGTACGGCTTGCGTAGCGTATACACCAGCTTGATAATTTCATCAGCGGTAATGGCCGTCGGTTTAGCCGCCAACAAATGCTGCAGCTTGCCCCAAGCACGATCCTTATCCGCTTCATCCGTACTGCCGTAGGTCAGTAAGCCCTTGGGTTTTTTACTGCCATCGCCGTTGGTGAAAGCAATCTCTTCTTGCTCAGCAAACTCCTGCGTGAGCTCCGTGGTAATAAAATTCTCTACGTCAAAGTACGCATCATCGAGCATGGTTTGCGTAGCCATCGGGTTGGCGTAAATCTCACCCCAAACAGGCTCAATAATTGCCAGCTTTGAGGTGTTAGTTTCAGGACGTGCGTCGGTTTCCCCTACCCAGCCGCTATTCGTCCCACCTTGATTCACCAATTTTTTATAGTTTGGGGTCCCCATGGTGATCACGTTACATTCGGCACGCATCACCACTTCATCTTTCAACGCGCTGATGATATTGCGATCCAGTTCTTCCGGTACCGCATAGCCCCCATCTGGATCGGTTGTGGTCTGCATCGCTTTACGTTCCAGATCGGCCAACCCATCTTCTTTACCCTTACGCACAAACTGACCGAATGCCGTCTTATGCTCAGTCGCCGCTTTTGAGCCGTTACCACCACCGGGACGTTTTACTGCCACTAGCTCCTCTTCTAATGCCGATTTCAATGCATCGAGCTCGGTCAGTTTGCCGTTAAGCGTCTCAACGGTTTCAGACAGCTTGCCCTTTTCCTGCTCGATAGCCTCAAGGCGCTTATCATTTTTCTGGCGGAACTCGTCAAAGTTACCTTTCAGCTCATTCGCGACCTGTTCAATGTCTTTAATATCTACAGCCATGGTGTTACTCCTGATTAAAATTGATTGATTTCAGTGCATTTAATGCCGCGCTCAGGTCGCCAGCGTCTCGCTGTGAAAGTGCGCTGTAGCCATCCGCCATAAATGCCTTGGCTTGGCTTTTGGAAAGTCCAACGTCTCGCAGGACTCGCTCAATACTTTTGGGTGATGGCGTCTCCCCACGCGCAAATGCGGATTTCACATCGCTCACACGCGCCTCATCATTGGCAGGGAACGTCACCGGACTGACCTCCCAAAGGTCGATCTCTTTAAGCAAGAAAGCTTCTTTAGTGCGGTCGTATTCGTAATCTTTCAGCGCGTAGCCAATAGAAAGGCCGGTTAAAGAACCGGCCTTCATGTGGGCATGTGCGCGTTTGGCGAGAGGGTCATCATCGATGAGTAATCGCCCCCGAACAAAGAGCCCCACCTCATCCTCTTTCATCTCGGTATAAATCCCGATGGGCTCTTGCATATCGTGCTGCCAGAGCATTGCCGGTAAGCTGCCTTTTTCGCGCCAAAGGCTGAGCGATTTGGTAAAAGCACCCGGTACCACGATGTCATCGAAACAATCTTTGACGCCGAACACCGAGCCGTAGCCCTCAAACTCACCGCTGTCGCTGACTGACTTGAGTTTCAGTGGCACATCAAGACGTTGTTTGATCATCGTCATTGGGTTCTTCCTGTGTTTTAGGTTTTGCGCTGTCGGTCGGCTTCGTCGTCATATTCATCGGGGTGAGATACACATCACCGCCCGGACGCGGGTTACGATCTTCTAATTCGAGGCAATCATTAGGGGAGTACATTCCCCAGTTGATGGCGGTGGCGTAGGCTTCAAAACGAGATTTCATGTCACCGCGTAACAACGCCCCAACGTTAAATTTGGCGTATAGCTGCCCTTGCTTGCTGGCCTTCACTAATCCAAGATTAATTCGCTGTTCAATGCGGGTGAGGTAGGGAACAAGCGAGTAATTAATAAAGCCAATCCCAAGGTTCTCAATATTGTTGAACGTCGCTCGATCGGTGTTTTGCACCAAATGCATGGGCACACGGAAAATACGGCAAATCTCCTCGAGCTGAAATTTACGGGTTTCTAAAAACTGAGCATCTTCAGCTGAGAGACTGATTTGGTTCCATTTCAGTCCCATCTCCAAAATCATTGGCTTGTGGGCGTTCGCCAACCCTTGATGCCTATCTTCAAAATCGGCTTTTAAGCGATTAAATGCCTCATCCGATAGCGTCTGATCGGTTTCCAGTACGCCACTGGTGACCGCGCCATTACTGAAAAGGCGTGAGCCATGCTCTTCCGTTGCCATCCCCAGTCCGATCGCCTGACGTGCATACGCAATCGGGCTTAGTCCATTGAGGCCATCGAGCGTAAAGATTCGCACATGCCAAATCTCTTTCTGGCTCAAGGTATCGCTTGAACCATCGGGAAACGTCACCTGATAGACCGGCTCCCACTGGCTGTTTAGTTTGGCGACAACGCTACCGGGATCGAGCGGGAGCAGCTCGACAACCTCCCCCAGCGCCATGACTTTGTACGCAAAAAAGTTACCGCGCAGACATAAACAGGCGATGAGTAATTCCCAAAACTCTTGGGGGGTCATATAACCGTTAGGTTTGACCGAAAGCAGCTTATAAAGCCGTTCTTTAATGGCCTTTTTGCTTCCACGATCTAATTGTTCATACAGAGAGCAAGGCAACATGCCCACCGATTCAGCTAACACGCGAACACACCCAAATACCGCGGTAAGCTGCATGGCCAACTGTGGGCTCACTCTTTTTCCTACATAAGTGTCATAGGAAATGCCAATAAGCTCACTGAGCGCCTGTGGTGTCATCGCCTTATCACCCGACTTGTGGAACATACCCGGAAAGAACATCACCCCTCCTTATCGGGGTTCCCCGTCTGGGTACCCAACATCCGAGACACCAAGAAAGACCAGACCAAACACAATAGGCCAGCCACAATAAATCCTGCAGGCGGATATATTCGCCACACGCCATACGTCAAAAAAAGCGCGCCAGCGAGCCCCACCAAGATCGACAAGGCGGTAAAAAAATGTGGTAAAGACATAATGGTTAAACCGTTAGAGGGAACGAAGGCCGTAGGTCTCGATGTGTGTGGAAAGGCTATCACCCACTTCACCACCGTTGACCAGTAATCGACTCATGGCAGTAAACAGCGCGGCGGGACCATCAATTTTGGCCTCCGGCGTCGATTTATTGGGGAAGATATTGTCATTTTTATCTGGTTTTACCGTGACGTTCGACATCATCCAGTTCATCACTGGATGGTTGCTATGATGGAAACGCCCCCCATAAACCAAGGCTTCTAGCTCCTTCATTGCCTCAGAAAAATTACGCACCGTCTGCGGCACCTCCACTAGCGGCAACCCTTCTTCCGCTAATGCCAGACTAAACTGTGTCGCGCTCCATGGGTCAAAACCAATCTCTTTAAGGCTTTCGCCCGTTACCCATATTTGCAGCTCTTCTTTAATCTGCCCATGATCGATAACGTCACCGTCTGTCAGAATGAGCTTATCCATATCAGCCCATTTGCGATAAAGCTCTGCCTGTTGGCGCGAACATCGTTCTAATCGCCCTTCAGGTAACCAGAATTTAAAATCAGCATGCACATGGCCATTGTTGGCCTGCCATACTTTGACCGCCGCACAAATATCAATTTTGTTAGATAGGTCTACACCCACCCACATTGGGTAGGTTTTTAGTTCATGCTGAGGGGCAAGGTATTCGCATTTATCCCATTTCAGCATGTCCATCCACGCAGACTCAGCGGTCACCCAAATATTTAAATGCTTGGTGTAGAAGTTAATACGCGCTGATACCTGCTCTTTGGCTTTTTTAGCAAGACGGCGCAAATCATCCCAACGCTTACAAATACCCAAGCCGGGATTAGCCTTTTGCCATACCGTCTCATCAAAGGGATCATCATCCGCATCCAGCGTAAAAATAATGGCAAAAAAGGTATCGTCATCCACCTGCCCACGCAGCACCTTAATGGCATAGTCGCGCTGTTCGTAGCAGATCCCTTCTTTATTAAAACCCGCCGTCGTTATGGCAAAGAGTAAAGATTGCAAACGTGCGCCGGTCGCCGTTTCCAAAACATCCCACACATCACGGGTTTTATGTGCATGCAGTTCATCGACCACCGCGCAATGAATGTTAAGGCCATCAAGGTTGTTCGCCTCACTGGATAGGGGGAGAAACCGCGATGAGGTTTGCTCTTGAAAGATAGCGAGCTTATTAAATTCAAATAATCGCCCGAGCGTGGGTTTTGCTTGCTTGACCATGCTTTTTGCATCGTCAAAAACGATACGCGCCTGATCGCGAGTCGTGGCAGCAGAGTAAACCTCAGCCCCTCCTTCCCCATCCGCGCCTGTCATATAAAGACCGACTCCCGAGGAGAGTGTTGATTTAGCGTTTTTACGCGCCACCTCGTTATAGGCTGTTCGGAAACGTCGCACCATCACAGGACGGCCACTGCCATCATTGCGTAGCACCACCTCTCCGGTATTTTCATCCACTAGCGGGATCACAAACCCAAAAATATTGATGAGAATGAAAACATGCCAATCCATCAGTTCGATAGGTTTTCCGGCTAGGTTACCCTTCACGTGGGGGACGAATTTATAAAAATTAAGAATATGTTGAGCGCGAGGCTCACTAAAGAATACACCGCGCTTCTCACCGTTTTTGAGGTCATCTAGAAAACGCTGGCAAGCTAGCTTAACCAGATCACAAGCAATGATTTCCCCCGCCACGACTTTTTCAGCGTAGCGAATACCATCAGCCACCTTTGCCATTTAGTCTCTCGCTTTTAAGAATTCGGCGAACGGGTCTTCACCTGCTGGTGCTTTTATTTCGACTTTAGATCGACTCGCAGGCGTCATACCAAACTCAGATAACATTGCGCGGATACGTTTCCATGCATCAGCCTTCATCATGGCTGCCGGATGAGGCTTTATCATGCGGATCTCTCGCTCTTTTCTTTCATCACCATCGCTTTCGCTATAAACGGCGTAGGTATACCCCTCGCGATCCAACGTGTCACAGTGATGCCGATACTCAATGTAGGCTTCAACCAATAATTCCAAAGCCCGTCCATCGAGTTGTGACATAACGCCGAGAGCGTCGAGCTCCTCGGCCATACGCTTAAACCAATACTTCCCCTGCTTATCAAAATACTTGGGAGTTGGGGGTACCCCTGAAGGGGGCTTGGGCTCGTTTTTGTTTATAGCGCGTTTTGATGGGTTACCCTTCACCAAACGTAGATGGGTCGGGGTTTTCGGTGGTCCTGACATAATCGAAAACTCCTATTAATCATCGGTTGGGGGACCCCAAAAAAAGTTTTCTAACCTGCGGCGATCTGGAAAGAGGTAAAGCGGCGGTCCTTTAGGCTGAGAGGGGTAGAGATTTGATCCCCCCCTCCCCCACTGAAATGAGAACAAATATCGTTTAATGTTAAATCATTCAATATGCAATGATAAATACAATCAAACGACAATCATTATCATTCATGAAGCGCATTGAATCTCAGCACCGACCAACGTCAACGCAAGGAGTGCTTCGCCGTCTGGATGTGCCTCTAGAAGGCTTCTAATCGTTTCAATGCATTGTTGGGCAACCTGCTGCTTATCTTCGGGTAATGAAGCTATCAGCCCTTTAGCCATCAATACTGTTTGCTCTTCTTGCGTCATTTCATTCGCTCCGTTGCTGTCTTGGTTCGATGGCAAGGCCAACACAATCCCTCAAGGTTGGCATCATCGTCGGTACCGCCATGGCTTTTAGGTTTTATATGGTCAACCGTGGTCGCTGGTATCGCTCGTCCTTCACGTAAGCAGGCTTGGCAAAGGTGCTTATCACGATTAAGGATGCGCTTACGAATGAGGGTCCACTTGCTTCCGTAGCCACGTTCGTGGCGACTCTTGCCCTGCTGATGGTTCTCCCACCCAGTATTACGGTGCTCATCGCAATAGCCGCTGCGGTCAGTGGTGGTATTGCGACAACCATGCTTACGGCATGCGCGCGGTATTCGCGCTGGCATCGCTGGGTTCCTCCATGGTGATGAGAGGTAATGCCGCTTGTGATGCGTATTTGTTATGCTCCTCAATGGACAGCAGGAGACGCTCCATCATTATACTGACGGTGCTTTCTGCATCGCTGATGTAGTCAGCAAAATAGCTATTAATAACCAATGTATCACCCAAAAGGCGTGGAAACTCAGCGGCAATGATGCTGGTTTTTACCTCGTAAATCAGTCTAATGTATTCATCAATCTGACGGCGTAACACGACACAATGCCCTATCGCTTCATAGTTAGGTTCGTTCATTACTTTATCCTTTATTTAGAGTTTTCTACTGGATGGATAAATGTTTCCTTGGGCATGCGACACACCATGCATCTACTAAACAGCGTATTTATCCTGAAAATAAGAATGACCAAACTGATAAACCAGCAGAAAATAAAAAGGCCACCAGCGGTGACCTCAAGTATTTCGGTGTTCTTTTGGCATTATCACAGGCACTAATTGAATGCCTGCTGTAATGCCTACTGCCCGCTTACTTTGTCATAGACGCGTTCACAGGTTTTTCCGGCGCTATAAGCACGGTCAGCCTCTTTTGCATACTCTCCTGCTGCTTCGTTAGATTCGCTGAGCAACTGGGTAAGCAATATGATGGCTTGGGACTTTGACGCGCTTGAGCTGGCAGCGCTGGAAAGCTTGCCGGTTTCACTGTCTGCGAATTGTTGCCTGAGCTGTACGAGCTGTTGCTGCAACCTGTTAGCAGAGCGCTTAGCATTAATAGCATCAGCTTTAAGCTGTTTGTTATCTTCATCTGCATCTTTAACCGCCTGATCAGCCGCCTGTTGCCTGCGTTGCTCTTCTGCTCGTTCGCCTGCCTGTCGCTGGGCTCGAGCATCAGAATCCGCTTTATCACGCTTCGCCCATTCCAACTGCCAAGATTTATCGGCATCACGGTAGCCAGTGTAATGACCCACCCATAAGGACAAATTCGCAAGCACCACCACCATTGCTATCATTCGCCAATTGATACTCATACCATAAGCGCCGCCCGCGCCTTGTTGTAGCGTACCTTGCGATCATCGATACCGTTCAGACCACCGTTGATAATCTGCGTCACTCGATAAACGTCAGCACCGTATGCCATGCAGCCTTTTGATGTGTAGAACCACGCCGCCGAACGTGCAGCTTGTAGCTCTAGCTCGAGCAATTCTGGCTTAGTCACCAAATCAAGCTTTAGCGCTGCGCCACATGCGCGATAGTTATCAAGTCCGGTAATCTGGATAAGGCCGCGGCCTCGATACTTCCAACCATCGCCGGAGGCTTTATTACCTAAGCGACTGGCATAAACCAGATTAGCGATGGCATCTTGTCGCGCTGGTTGCTGCGTCGTTCTGCCAAGGGCATTGGCCTGCTGCTGAGTAATACGCTTACCAAATACAGTAACCAAAGCACCCGGTGTGTAATTCAGTGATTCAACAACCTGCCGAAACCCACCAGACTCATGACCCACCTGAGCAATAAACATCGCCTGATCGGTTGCCGCTGTGATACCAAATTCTTTCATTGCTGCATCGATGTGCGGAAACCAGCGCGCAGCTAATCCGGCGCTAATATCAGCCGCCTTTTGAAACTGTTCGAGATCCATGGAATTACCTTACTGTTGAGGAGGGACGCCAGTCTTACTGCCGACAACACGACGTAGAACCGAGCTGAAATAATCAATACCCAAGAAGCCAATAAAGACACTGCCGATATATGCCCACTCTTGATCCCAACTCATTAGCGTAAGCAGGTCTTTAATAAAGAATGCCACCAGTGCGCACATAGCGGCATCCAGAATCCGTCGCCACATCGGAGACTCTCCGTTATATATCCCCCGCAGAATAGCCATTAGACCCGCAATGAATGCGTAACTTCCCTCGCTGCGGTGCTCTGCAATCCATGTCATTAACATGGCCCAGAGCTCGGGGCTTTTGTGCATTTTCATGTTCTCCCCCCATCCACCAGCGCGGTAGGGTTAATTAGTGGAATAGCACCCAGCCGTAACCACTCTCTGCTAGAAAGTGTTTAATGTGTGGATGGTTGTTGGCTGGGCGCTACATATGAAAAAGGCCACCAGAAGGTGGCCTATAAATATAGTTATAGAATTCAGTGAGAATGCTTAGCTCATTATATTATCGATTTTGAGCTAATGATTTTTCACCTGTAATCTCATACAGCTAAGTACTTAATTACTAGATTTGGAGATAAATTATTATATCCTATATGCGAAGTGTTTTACTGGATTAACAAAGGAATCTAAAGGTGAACATATGAGAGTCTTCATGAGCGAATGGCTTATAGGGCTGCAAGCCTCTGCTGCGTCATTAATCTTAATATTGCTATTGTTCTATATTGTGGCTGCCTGAAATAAAACATCAACACAATCGGCTGAGCCATCTCCACTGGTTGAAAGACGCGCACCTGTATTCGGTGCTATATGAAGATGGCTCATGCAGTTGTGCAGCACACCAAACGCTCTGGGTTATCCCTTCTTCGCTGAGTGATGTGCTGATTGCCGTGATGGCTCTTCCCAAACACTTTTCTTACAAACTGATCAGGCACCACGACCCATTGAACGTACCTAATTTATTACAGTGACACAATCATTAACGAAACTTTCGGAATAATCTTTTTAATGGACATTACCAAAAGTAAAGTAGCTCGGCAGTAATAACCTTAGTTAGAAAAATTTGAGGATAGTCATTTGCTAGCAGGCTTTATTTTCAACAAATAATTAATTAGCCTGATAAGTAATGACTTATGGTTATTCATGTTTTTTTGATTTTGGCATTTATACCGCTTAGTTTTAATTTCCAATAAAAAAGATTTAGCTTTAGAAACCCAACCTACTTAATGTCAAATTATCAAAATAAATTAGCTAAGACTCTTCTTACATCAATAAACTTAAGACATAAATAATACCTTTAAAAAAGTTCAACTTTTCAGTTACTTATCATAATACATTAGATTTATTTATAAAATAACGAAAGAGAGTATATCAAAAGCAAAAATAAATAGATCTAAATCAATAAGTTGCTATTCATCCTAGGTTATCAATTACTACCTGTGTTTGATTATACATTAGCATAGATTTTCCCTGATGTTGGCCTATGGCCCCTCTCATCTGAACTTACGGGGATGAGAGGTTTCTTTTTTATTACGTATGGAGTTCCATCGAATGAAAAGTAGTCGATTATTTCTTGTAGCCAACAGCTATGTAAAAGTGGTTTGTTCAGAGCCGGCTAAAATCCTATTGATCAATGAAAAACATTACGACAGATTTTGCCGAGACAGTTGGGCCGACTACCATGGAGGTTTTTTTTGCAACTTCCCAGCTATTGTTGAAGTTCCATACGATGGGATCTGGAATATCGTGATTGATACTCATAGTCATGGAGATACTGAGTCTTCAGTGAGCATAACTATCTTGCCTAATCATGAGTTATTAGAGCAACAAGACGTGATCAAATAGTAATGAAAGTCTATTTACAGGCAATTTTCAAAGTAGGAGTTCAACATCTATCGCAAAGTTGGTCCGCCACCGAGGACTCGAACCTCGCACCTACAACTTATATGGTCATCGGCTCTATCCTGCTGAGCTAGTGGCGGTTAGGACGCGCGGCGCTGTAACGAGCTGATAAATTGGCTTTCACCAATGATAACGACGCTCATCCCTACGCTAGCTCGCTACAGCTAGCGGAATAATAACCATATAAGATAATTCATTACAATAACTAAGCGTTATTTTCGGATAAGTACGACAATGACAATAAAAAAACCCGCACTAGGCGGGGTCAAATGATTGCGAGTGGATAAACGATACAAATTCCCACTATTTAGCCAAATTAAACCAGCTTCGGACAAAATGCAAGTTTTATGTCTTAATTTGTCGCTATCGTTTCCAAACAGTGTCTAACGAGTCACTTCGTTAAACACGCTATCCGCATAACTCTCTTCAATATCACATTTTGCCACCAGCGCCTCAAAGTAAGGCTTCCAATTACGATTCCATGTCCTTTCCTGCAATTCTGGCACCCATGCTGCAATGGCTCTGTAAGCTTTAGAGGCTGGCGTACGTTTATATCCTCTTCCAGAGCAGCGCTCACATATTTTATCTATTGGTCGGCCAAGCAGTGCTGACTTCTCTAAATCCCGCACTCTCCCTGTACCATGACAGCGGCAGCGTTGAGATACTTTGCCTTTACCGTTGCAGTGCTTGCATAACACACCTACTCGCTCGCGTTTGATGGTAGGAGAATAAACGACCTCACCATCGGCGTTCGTGATGCCGGGATGTTTCACAACATCTTTGTAGCTATAGATGAGACCATCACCTTTGCACTCATCGCATTCTGACATTGAAGCTGCTGATCGTGCGTATTCTTCAAAGGCAAGTTTCGCAAGAACGACCATGCATTGCCCTAACCGGTTACCTGCAGATTTAACAACCAGCTTCGGCGCATGACGCAAAGCGTACTTGCTCAACTCTTCAACGGTGCGGATCTTATCTTGGGTACTGATACCACTTTTCCCGAGGAAAGCCGCCATACCAAAGCTGGCTCTTGCTTCCGCCATGCCCATAGCCGCCATCAGGTCAGTGCCCGTAATGCGATCGGGAGATGTCCCACCAGACATACCGGTAATATTCATCCCTTTAGGCCCAAAGTGCTTTAACGCATTTTCGATTTTCATAGCAATACCCTATGGGGATTTCTGATGCCTTATTATCCCACAATCCGCAACATAACTTAATATCATTGCATTTATTGCAATAAATATTGTTAAGTAGCTTCACTCTATATTCAGAGGAGATAAGGCGGCACTCAGGCCGCCATGTCTCTTACTGGCGACGACTACCCCCACTGCGCACTGTTTTGGCGCTAATGACAGAATCCGCCAGTACCTGATACCCGGTGTTCACTTGCCCATCCTGCCCCGTCCATTGGCTGATATTCATTGAACCGGAAACGCTAATGAGGTCGCCTTTTCCATGTTTAGCTAAGAAATCAGCCTGTTTTCCAAAAGCGGTGACAGCAAGCCAGAATGTGGACTGCCCATCATCAGCGGCATGGCAAGGTAGCGACACGGCCATACGCGCCAATGCCATTGCGTTGCCATTGGTTGTAGCCTTTGATTGCACGTCAGACACAAGGCGTCCATGTGCGGCAATATGTGCGGTCATTAGTCATTCTCCTCATCATCTGAATCATCAATGGGCAAACTCAACACAACGAACCGGCATTGTTTCCCCCCGTGGCTAAGTGTTTTTTTACTGATACCTTTGCTGGGTTTGTCCAACATTCCCGCATCTGCCAACGCTTGGGCAAAGGCCGTGTAATTAGCACCCGCCGCTATTTCGTCCTTGAATACCGTTGGCCATGTGTGGAAAGCGATAACATCCGTCACACGGTTCGTGACACGATACCCTGCAAGGTTTTTAATGGGTAAATCTCGCGGATCAGAGTCTGGGTAAGGCAAATACCGACTCAAACCAAACTGCTGTAGAAATGCAGTGGCCTGCTCAACCCATGCTTTGGCTTCGCGGTTACCCATGCCAAACTCACTAACCCACGCATTAAAGCTATGCAGCAATGCATCGTGGCTTACGGACTCGTCCCACCCCGTTAAATCGGAGGACAGACACAATGCGGCATCCAGAATGGCGAAGCGACTCGCAACACGTCGAACTTGCTCACTCGCTTCAGGGGGTAATAATGACAACCAGCGACGTTCAGAATCTCTGACAACTTTCACTGCTTGATCGCGGTGCTCTGCCAGATAAGCGATCCATTTCCGACCAATAGCACCGAAGTTATTCTGGTACCCATCCTTCATCGCATCTGCATGCGCCTTACCATCTGCGTAGCCATGAAACTCTGTCGCTTTACTGATAGGGACGTTAAGGAGTCGGACTAATTGCCCCGCATTGATCTTCCCACCATCGGCTCGAATGTAGCTCTCGAGGTCGATTTCCCCAGTACTAAAGGCCATCGCTCGCCAACGTTTAAGGTCGCGATTCCCGCCCTCTTTAGCACCTTGAATTTTCCCTACTCCGTTAAATAGTGCATAAGCCGATTCCGCCACCGCACGACGGTTGCCACCCTGACCGATTTCATCCAACGGCATAAAACCATCATTATGTGCAGCGGCTTCATTCACGAGGCCGAGTGCCGTTGAGTACCATGTGAGTTTCAATGCATCAGGTTCACCGTAAACACTACTGGCTGCATTTGCGGTGGTCGTTTTACCCGCAGAAGAGCCCCCAAACAGATGAACGCCAAAACCATCAGCCCCCGCTAAACCGATCAGCGGTGCAGACAAGGCGCAGGCAATGCCCAACATCATTGATGGATTACGATAAGCCAGCTTCGCAACACTGCCTTTCCAACTCTCGACCGTACCTTTTACGCAGTAACCTTTCGCCGCTGCCGATCGACCATTGAACAATACCGGCCTTTCAGGACGCCCAATAATGGATGCATCCGGCATAATGTAAGCACCGTACTGCCAACCGGTCGCATTAGCGATAGACCACAGCTCGCGGTTGCCGCTACGTTGAAGGTGATCGGCTAAGAGAGAACGCAGACCACTTTTCGCAGTGATCAGCATTCCGCCCGACTTCATCCTTGCCCAACCTTCTTTTTCGCCAATATCGCGCAAAGGGATCGCTTCAATACGCTCTTTGTCCGTTCCCTCGGGTGTCCATGCGAGTATCAAATAGCGCTCAGCATCATCCTCACCAACGCCAACAACGTTGACTAACGTCGATAGCCATGATTCCTTTTCGAGGATTTCATTCGTACTGTTGTCCAGCTTGGGCTCTATCCAGTACAGCCCCTCTCGGCGTTTATCCACGTAAGGCTTGAGATCGTTCTCTTTGTGGCCTTTAGTGGGTTCGGATTGAATATCCGCCTGAGGTTGATAGAGGGCAGATGCAAAAGCTTTTGCGGCTGCTTCTAGACCATGTTGCTGGCGGTAGTCATCCCAGTCCGCCTTTTTGTCTGTCGGCGGTGCCGATACCCAGCCAGCCACGGCAAGAGCCGCTTTTTCTGCGTGTTCGATCCCGACGTTCTTGGCACCTTCGGCTAAATCATTATCAGCGGCGATAATAATTTGTGCATCAGGATGGCTGACTCTCAAAACCTGCGCGACGGGTAGCAGGTTACCTGCATCAATAGCCGCCACAGTAAGGGCGTCAGGGCGCATGAGATGCACACTTAGCGCTGTCGCCAGCCCCTCAGCGATCAAAATATACGGCGGGGTTTCCACGGCATTAATGGTGTAGAAGCTCCCCTTTTTAGCCGATCCCGCTATTAATCGTTTTTCACCCGATGGGCTAATCGTCTGTGCTGCAACAACTTCGCCTGACTCATCACGCAATGGCAGTAATAAACCGCCATCAGGCAGAATAGAGAAAGTAAAACCCTCCAGCCCCTTGCTCTGTAAATACGGGCTTTCGCCGAACGTGACCTTTTGCCCCAGCTTACGATAGCGGTCGGCAAACTTGGTGTGCTGCTCTTGATCCAAAGCGCTTTTTTGCCCCTTGGTTGCGGACAAGCTCTTTCTCTGGCTAGTGACTTCCTGCATTTTGGCTGTCCGGTAATCAATACCCAACGCATCGGCTGCAAGCTGCGCGGCTGTTGTGATATCACAACACCTGACCTTGGCTATCAGGTCTAAGCCATCCCCCGCCCCGCACTGGTTGCAGAAGTGAGAGCCACGCCCGTTATCATCAAAACGGAAACGGTCTTTACCGCCGCACGCAGGGCAAGCCGTATGTGTACGCGGTGACGCAGGGACATTTACGCCGATAAAATCGAGGATCTCTGGCCAACGATTAGTGGCTGCTGCCGTCACTTCACGGATCAGGTCAATATTACGCATGGAATGTTCCTCCACGTCTGGCGACTGAATCACCCATATCCGCCCGCATGGATGTCCAAAGTTCAATGCCCCGTTCGGACAATTCACCATCAACAACGCACTGCGACAGCCATTTGATAGCGATCCCCTCCCACTGAGGGCCAATATCTTTCAGAGCCGCGAGAAAACACGCATCCACCAGATCACGTATTCCGCTAACGCCACCAATAACCTCCACGCGTATCTCCTGTCCGTCTACATTGACAATGAACCAGTCTCCGCCGCTCTGCTGCCGGATAAGGTCGAAGATGGCTGTTGAGAACTGGTTTGCCAGCGCATTCAGGCGAAAATTCTTGGTAATGAGTTTCATATTTCCTCCTTAATGAGCCGTCGGCGCAGTAGGTAAACCTTCACGGTTCAGTTGTTCAATGAAGCTATCGTGCAAATCCGCCAATATTTCACGCCCGACCTTCGATAGCCCACGATCGTTACCAACCATCATCGTGTAAAAATCGATGGCATTTTTGACACCCTGCTCGGGGCCAAAACGCTCAATCAGTGCCCCTTCGATGTTATTCGCCATCGCCAAGCGTTCGGCTAGGGGATAGAGATTCATGCTGCCCTGTTCGCCGACATAAATTGCACAGTCCTTGAATTCGCCCGATCGCCATTCAACTCGCTCAGTGCCGTTTTCCTCGCGCTGCTCACGTATAAATGCGGTAGCAATCAGCCAGCGCCACAGCAGTAATAAATCACTGTCCGTTGCGCTTTTTCGGCTACTGCCCCATGCTTTGATAATATCGAATGACAACGTGATCTCTTCTTCCCATTCGCCAGCATCCAGTCGGCGCATTACATCGGGAAATGGCACTAAATCGACGCGTTCAAATATACCCTCATGGTTGGAGCGCATAATATTGACGCCATCCGTAGTAGCCTCTACACGGTATTTACCGACATCTTTATTTTTTCCAAATTCGGCATGAATAATATTGTTCATTAGTACATCTCCAATCCAAAGTGATTGCCTTTCGGGTCCTTTAATGCAATTTCGACGGCGTTAGCCATAAGCGATGACATAAATTCAATCCCTTCTGGCGTCAGCTTTGTATTGTCCTTATTCAACATTCCCGGATAGGTCGACTCCAATAAACTCTGGCTACTTGCCCTTCCGTATTTTTTGATGCACTCAACCTCAAAGCAGTCCTTCAGGCAGCGATGCACCCCGTCAGCCGTCAGGTCACCCAAGATAATCTGCTTGCGCCCGACCGTAACGACACAGACGGAATGGCCGCAATTACGGCGCTTGCAATAATCCACAAAAGCATTAGCAATGTGCTTACGATTTGATTCAATGTTTTTATTCATAATATGAACCTCTCCGGATTCAGGCCGAGCGATACCCCGGACTGAGTCCGTAATGAAAATAGTTAAAAGAAAATAGGCGTTAGCGTTTCGGTGTTTTATCGCGTTCCTTAATATTAAAGTCCGCTTCATCCGCATTGAATTTCAATGCTGCAATAATGCCGGGTATATAAATCATCATTTCACCAATACCGCGTAAGTCCTCTTTTGCTTCCGACTCGGTATAATTTTCATTATCGCAAGCCCAAAATATGGCATTACCCATAGCACCAAGCCCCGAGATTAATCCATCGTAAGCCGCTTCAGAATGCTGGCGAATATATTTCAGGGACTCTATGTTCTTTTTATCTAAGTCAGTTCGAGATAAAACATTTTCGATGTGGCTCATAGGTTACCCCCAAATAATACGTTGAGGTCGATGTTATAAACTGCCAACCATGCTTGTGCAGGCCAAGCCTTCACGCTTCCCCAACGATCATCAACGACATCCTTTGCATACATACCGTTATCACGACACCACTTACGCAGCGGAACAAACTTGTAGGTCTCCTTTACACCCGTAGCCTTCTCGACTTTCTTGATGGTCGCGTGTTTAACACCCTCACCGAGTATTTCTTCCAACTCCTTACAGCGGCGACTCTTGGCACTCAGTTTGCCGAGTGCAGATGCCTCACGCTTGCGGCTAATCTGGCCTTTGGTACGCTCAGCATGATCAGCGCGTTCTTTCTCCGCCAATCGGCCTTTTTCAGATTCCAACGCAAGCTGGATGATTTCCAGCGTGGATAGCTCCACTGGTGCAGGTAATGACTTGGCATCACGCTGAGTAAAGTAGAACTCGGTCAGGTCGTTGTAGTATTCCCAAGCCTGATCGGTTTCCAGCATCTTGGCGTGGTTGGCGGCGCCGCGTTCAGTCCAGAGAATCAATGAGGTTGTATGTTTATTAACCGACTCGCTCAAAGATAGTCGGAATGACTTCAGTTCATTTCCGCTGATTTTGAAAAAGTGCTTACCTTCAACAAAGCGGTTTGCATTACGGGTGTGGTTCTGCTGAATGCGGATCACCGTTGTGCCATACCCCGCCGCTAGCTGCTCTGTGGTTGCCACACGCTTCCCACGATATTCGATAACTTGCAGATCTTTGGCTTCAACAGCCACCAGCTCGGTTTTCTTAGCCATTGCACACCCCCTGTTCACCTTTGTTCTGTGGCTGTTCACCAAAATCCAGTGCGTTCACTGCCTGCTGGGTCAACTCCTGAGCAACATCAACTAATGACTGCACGTACATTTGCATTTTCTTGTCGCCACTATTGAGGATCAGTTGGGTGCAATTCATCAGGTCTAAGGAGCGCTGCAAGCCAAGCAATACATTTGACTCAGTGTGATAGATATGGGTGTTAGGCATTTTCTTCCTCCAACACTTTGCTAGCGATCCCTTCAATCAGGTCAATAAGCTCGAAGCACAGCTGGGTTTCTCGTTCAGTAGAAATGAGGTATCCGGCCGCGGCTGCCAATGCTTGGATTTTGCCCAAGGCATCAACGGGTTCAGTTCGATTGGCTTTACGCATGGCTGGCCTCCTGACGTTGTTCGTAGATCCACATGAAACCGTCGTCAGTAGAGAACAATTGCAGACGAGAAGGTGCAGCCGTGCGGATCTGTGCTGCAAAGATCAGGTCCCAATCAATAAATTTGGCACGTGCTTCTGCTTCCGTGTCCGCTTCAGCGCGAAGAACAGTGGGTGTGCAGGTAGGTAAATCACTTGGGGTGCCCAAGAACAGGTATGTAAATTTAGGGCGAGTTTGGGTACTATGAGTAAATGCCATAGTGTTAGCTCCGATAACATTGTGGATAGAGGCCCAGACTGGATTGCCGTCCAGCTGGGCTTCGCTGATGATGCACCATGATAACAACAAGGTGAACACCACCAATATATTCTCAGGTGAACACCACGTCAACGATTGTATTGAATAATTTTTCGTGCATACTGAACACCACCTACCACAGTGAGATCCAGTAATGGCAACGGGAAGAAAGAACAATAAGTCCTTACAAGTTTCTGTAAGGCTGCCACTTGATGACCTTGAGTTAATCGAACAAGTTAAGGAAGATGGTGAGAGTACTGCTGGCTTTTTAGTTACTGCTGCTAGGGGCGAAATCAAACGACGCCAGCGTAAGAAAACCAAGCAAGATAACGACTGATCCCCATCAACGTTATGCAAAAAGGCGGCATTCGCAGTGCTGCCTTTTTCTTTTTGCGCCTTCTGCGTGTCATCCCTGCTAGGAAAATTGTCCGAATCAAACTTCACCAATACACCAGGTGAAGTCCCTGCAATGCAGGTTTTAGACATAATCGATGAGTTAGCCGATTCCGTTGAATCGACGGAATTAAGCTGGATCAACGAGTTAGCCAATTCTCGCGATTCGCGATAATTAAGCTGGAGCAACGGATTGACTAACTCTGGTTCTCTAACAGAGATAAGGCCAATCAACGAGTTATCTGCTTTCAGTTTCAAACTCGGCGTTTCACCGATTGTGATTTGCACACCTCTAAAAGAGTTGCACAAAGTTTGAGCAGACTGCAAGTTCACAGTCTGGAACTTTTTCAATAAGTTAGTAGCAAAGCCCGAATTAGGGTTTTGAAAACTTTTCAATGAGCTATAGGCAAGCGGCATATTTGCAGCTTGGTTTTGTAAGTAACCGATAGTTACCTGCAAGGTTTGAGGCTCGTTTAAAACTAGTCGCAATAGCCCCTCTTTAAGAGGGTTAGTATGCTGCACAAAATCGCTGTAGCCTTTGTGCTGCAAGGCTCTTTCTGGACACACCCCATAGATATTAGCCATTATGCTGAACCTCCCACTTGTACTTATCGAAACCAATCTGCCCCATCGCATGTACTAACTTTTCAGCCGGACGCAGGGCTTTGAGTTCCTTCTTCCGCAGGTTCATGCCATTACTGCCCTGTGAACCATGAAGTTGCTTAGAATGCTTGTCTGCGCGAGTTACAGTACTTTGCGCATCAGCAACCGGCATGGCAGCCAGCTCTTGCAGTGATGGTAGTTCCACATGATGGAAAGTGACTGCCTCCTGACAGCGGAAATAAGCATTCACCAATTCCTCCTGAACCAGCCAAGATAGATCGTCCTGAAAGGGCTTAACTAACAACAGGTAGCCCATTTCAGTAATTACAATCCCCTTGCGGGTATGCTTCGGGAAAAATTCTGAAAGCAACTGAGTACGTATTACGTCCCCAGTTAGCTCAAAAAAGTGGCGCCCCAGAACGAACCGCGAGCGATGACGACCAAAAGCGGCTTTTGCCGTACCTTTCGGACGCTGGTGAGCAGTATCAATCATTGAGAATGTCACTAAGCGTTGGCTATTAAATTCCAAGGTAGGAAGTTGTTTAAGCTGAATAAGGATTTCATTCTGGCCAGCTTCCAGATTTAAATAATCACTCATGCCAATACCACCACCAGCAAGCCTTTAGCCGTGTAACCCATTACCTGCTTACCTTCAACACGCACACGTTTTTTGGTCAGAAAGCGGATGTGGTCAGCATAGACATTCAGCCATTTACCATCGACCGCGACACGTTTAAACGCCTTTCTAGGTTGCTCAGACACCTGCACAAAAACGCTACAAGCCTTGTGCGGTGCGGGTTTCTCTGCGACAACCCCCTTGTCTTTGCCTGTAACACGGTACAACCAAAAGCGGCCATCCTTTCCAGTCAGTTTTCTCGTACGAACCGGTAAATATCCCGCCTCACGCATAGCCTCACTGAAAACGGCATCATTCGGGTAATGCTGACGACGCACTTCGGTAGATACCGATACGGCAAAACTTTGCTTTGTTGGATATTCGGTCCACTGGCGAACTAATTCGATAGGTAAGCCATTAACCAAAATACCGCTCGTGACGAATTTAGAGTGAGTCTGTCCCTCCCCAACAAAGGGACTTTTTTTCAGTTTCATTGGTTATTCTCCGTTTTAGCTTTGGTTAGCTGTCGCGACGGCAATCGAAGGATGAATGAAAACAGCCGCAAACTCTCGCAAATAATGTACTTAGGGTGTTTATGCGACCTCCTTGCGGGATTCTTCAATGCGCTGATTAATCCATTCGTCAATTTCGCTTTCAACGAAGGCAATAGAGCGCGAACCAATTTTTACTGATGCGGGGAATTTTCCTTGAGACATGAGGCGGTAGATCCACGCCTTACCGAATCCGGTACGGCGCCGCACTTCTGTAATGCGGATTAATGATTGTGATGCTTGTGACATGTAGCCCCCTGTACTTGTCTATTAAAGTTAACAGGGGGATTTTCCGTTCTATTTTACTTTCTTGATAGGTATATACACAAAAAATAGTTTTCAATGTATTTCATACCTATCAATTTTCAGCGAGTTTCAGTACATCTAAAAATCGCATATCTTTAAGGTACTCATTTTTCTTTACGAAAAAAATTATCTCTCGTAATAAATCATTGTTTATTATTTTTTCAATGAATGGTTTTACTGTATCCTTTATTTGAGCCCCACTCATTACATCATAATCATAGTCAGACAATGGAAACAATATCCTTGCATACATCTCATTACTAATTTTCTTCTTATAAGCCATCTCCCAGATCAATAAGTCCATAAATGGAATGACTTTATAAGTTATTAGTTTTTTCAATGTAGACAATCCTATTCTATTAACAGCCCTGTCAGGCTCATTGATTCCGGACTCTACTCTCCACTCCTTAATCATCTCCCTGAACTCAGTTACTAACTCCTCATCTGAGTATTCTTCAAGATTAAATTTAATGACTATCTCTCCACTAAAGCTTTCACCTAAATAGTCTACGTTAGTTATTTCTCTACCTACATGTGTGCTCTGTACTTCTACAGTACCATTTTTGTTATCCACAATATAACCATGTCTTGCCAACGCTTTATAATATGAAATCAAATCCCCCATACTAAATGGAATGCATGCTAAGCCAGTAGTAAATGAATCGCTATGAGAAACGTTAAAGTAATCGCGTGAAACTATGTGATATCCATTGTACTGCACGGTAATGTCTTTCATATTCTCCTCTTCAGACATAGGATTTACTTCAATATGCTCTCCATCAAGGCTATGTAAATATGCTAATGTTGATCCCACGTGACCTTTTTTTAAACCTTCAATAAAACGTAATCTAGATTCATTCATATTTTGAACACCCATCGGTGTATCACTATCATCCCCTTCGTAAAGTAAAAAGATTCTAAACTCAATATCATCTAAAATTTGATCTGTTGTATACCCCAATAACTCACCATATCTTGACGTATCAAACCACGACAAAATTTCTTGTGCTTTTACTCTAACCATAATTCTATCCAGCCCTCTAATTTGTTGAAGCGGCTATGTTCTCGGGAGCAACCGATACATAGCTTTATGGATATAAGTCTACCGTAGTCCACCATAGGCTACCAACAATAAACACTGTATAAAATCACAGTTATTGTTTGGGATCACAAAATTGAGTCGAATAGTTCAAATTAAGTTATCAAAACTGTATGTATAGCCAGCCACAATGCATAAGGTCGGTTAAATGAGGCTAAAGTCGGGTAATGGTCGGTTAAATACTAGAGCGTAACTAATTAATATATCTATAAAACATAACCATTAACCGACTTAACCAACCTAACCGACCTACTTTCTACGCACGTGAGTAAATTGAACTATTAAGCCTTCTTTCTGGCTGGCAGTCCTAACTCAAGGCTATCTATGTAATCGGCATACCACTGCAGCATTTCTCTGCGCCCATCAAGATACTGAGCATGGTTGTACGTACCTCGTATGCTGTTCTTGTCCACATGGGCCAACTGAGTCTCGATCCAAGCAGAGTTAAAGCCCTGCTCATGTAATATCGTGCTCATTGTGTGCCGGAAACCATGCCCTGTAGCTTTTCCATCATACCCAATACGTTTAATCACCTGATTAATGCTCGCTTCACTAATTGGCTTTCTGGAATCATTACGTCCGGGAAAAACAAACTGAAACCGACCAGTGATCTGCTGTAGCTCTTGGATTAGAGCTAGAGCCTGACTAGAAAGTGGCACTAAGTGAGGGCGTTTCATCTTCATACGCACAATGGGAACCTCCCACACAGCCTTATCAAGATCGAACTCACTCCACATTGCAGCTCTAAGCTCAATCGTGCGCACTCCAGTAAGCATCAGGAGCTTTGTAGCTATTCTGGTAATGCTGCTGCCGCTATATTGTGAAAGTGCCTGTAGGAAGGCTGGTAGCTCGTCTGCGAGCAGATGTGGGAAGTGTTTAGCTTTTGGCGAAGATAATGCACCAGTAAGCTCAGCTGCTGGATTAACCTCAGCCCTGCCAGTAACAATGGCATATCTAAAAATTTGATTGCAGGCTTGCCGTAGCTTTTTTAATTTATCGAGAACACCACGCTTTTCCATCTTTCTAAGCGCTTCAAGCATCTCCAAAGGTTTTATCTCTGCTATAGGCCTCTTACCTACAGCTGGAAATACATCGTTCTGTAACCCCTCTAGGATGTCGGCTGCATATCCCTCAGACCAGTTCGGTCTTTTGTATTCATGCCATTCTCTGGCTAGAGCTTCAAAGCTGTTATTGATAGCCGTCTGCTTTGCAATTTTATCTGCTTTCTTCTCCTGACTAGGATCACCACCAGCAGCAATAATGCTTTTAGCCTCCTGTCGCTTTTGGCGAGCATCAGCAAGGGACACGTCAGGATAAGGACCAATTGATAAAAGTTTTTCTCGTCCAGCTATTCGATATTTCATCTGCCATAACTTCGAGTTGTTTGGCTTAACCAACAGAAAAAGCCCACCACCATCGGCAAGCTTGTATGGTTTTTCTTTAGGTTTGGAAGTCTCTATCTGGCGGGCATTGAGTTTCAT